GGGCTAATCTCTGGATTAATCAAGAGGTAGAAAACCAATGACTGATATTACTAGTACAGTAGCTGAGAAACCTGTCGGACGTTCCGGCGAGAGTCTTGGCTATTGGGTATCTAAAAAAGTCACGCCCGTTGATGATAGTGTTACTACTGCTGCTGCTCACGAAATATTCACAATTCCAGCTAATTCATTTGTTGCTGAAGGCTATGTAGTCGTTACTACTGCTGTTACTTCTGGTGGTTCTGCCACTGTGAAGTTCGGCACAGGTTCTAAAGACTACAGTGGTGCTATTCCTGTGGCAAATCTGGCTGCTAACGACTTTGTTAAACTTCAGATTATGGACTATGAAGACACCGACGGCGGTGCTGGATTTAGTACATCCGCTGATACGTTTGATATGACAGTTGCAACCGCAGCACTTACCGCTGGAGCTTTTACTGTGATGATCAACATTGTTGATCTTATTAGTGAGTAAAGGAGTATAGATAATGGCTGATTCTAACTGGGCAAGTGGCTTACAGGTATCCAGATGGGCTAAACAGCTCTACTATGAAACTGCGAAAGAAATCTACTTCGAGAAGTTTATGGGTGACGGCTCTGATTCGATGATTCAGGCGAAACACGATCTAGAAGGCTCTGCCGGGAAAGATGTTACATTTGGTCTTTTGACCAATCTTTCCGGGTCTGGCGTTTCTGGTGATGATTCGCTTGAAGGCAACGAAGAAGCTATGAGTACCTACAGTCAGACCGTTTCGACTGCAATGAAACGGAATGCTGTACGCGATACTGGTAGCTTTGACAACAGCAAAGTCCTTTTCGATTTTCGGAAAGAAGCTATGTCTGTGTTGAAGACCTGGCTTGCTGAAAAAGTTGATTCCGACATTTTCACAAGTCTCGCTGCTAGTCCAACCAGAACTTTTCGGGCCGATGACGGTTCTTCCACTGTGGCTGCAAGGTCAAACGAATCCAGCACTGCTGGTAGTTTGACTTCTGCTGATTCAATCTCTCTTGCGGATGTTTCCGCAATGAAGCGGTTGGCGCAAGTCCCAGAAGGTTCAACTGAGCTTCGTATGCGACCAATTCGGGTAGAAGGGAAAGATCATTATGTTCTTCTCGTCCACCCTGAAGTGGCTTACGATCTCACTCAACTTTCTGAGTGGCAACAGGCACAGCGTGAAGCACAATCTCGCGGTTCAGACAATCCTCTTTTCTCTGGCGCACTAGGCGTGTGGGATGGCGTGGTTATTCACGCACACGAAAACATCTCTCAGGCCGACACTGGCGGAAGTGGCAGTAACCTGCACTATTCTGTCAATCTGTTTATGGGCGCACAGGCTGGATTGTATGCTAGAACTGGCGAACCTGTCTGGGTTGAAAAAACCTTTGACTATGGTAATCAACTTGGTGTTGCGGGTGGTCTGATTTATGGGCAGGCGAAAGCCACCTTTAACTCTGAAGACTATGCGACGATCGCATATTATACCCAAAATACCGACTTTACTTCCTAAGTCTAGGTTTTACTAAGCTAATGAAACGCTTTGATATTCCTTTGAGGGGAGTGGGGGAAAACCGTGGGGTAGAATCCCGGTATAAACCCACTCCATCAAAGCGATAATATGAGGAAATAAATGGCAACTTTAGGAACATTAGAAGATCAGGTCAGGGTCAAATTGGGTTTAGGATCAGGCGATACTACACCTACTACTGATGCAATGATTAATCAATGGGTTATTGATGGACAGAATGAGGTTGTTTCTCTTGTACCCAATGATGCTCTTTTACCTTTGGTGGAAGTTTCTCTGGCAAATGGTGGCGGTAATACTGGTCAGACAATTCCTACTGATGCGGTACGCATCATTTCAGTATCATTTAAGGAATCTGGCGGAAGTGTTACATCCGCACAACGTGTTCCCCCGAGTGTATTGGATCAGGTGACTGATGGGAACAATAGTATGTTTACAACTTCTGAAAAATATTGGGCTATAAAAGATGGTAAGATCGAACTGTCTATTGCTGCCTTAGATGAAAGCAATTCCTTTGAAGTCCAGTATATCAAATCCCCACAAACAACTACGGGTACGGAATGTGATCTTCCAGTATTTCTTGAACCTTTAGTAGTTGATTATGCGTCAGCACAGGGCAAAAAACAGGTGGAAGAATATGGAGATGCACAGGGAATAATGGCAGATTTTTACAACAGGATAGGCGCGATTAGCCAGCGCTTTGCCAACCTGCACAGTGTATAATGGCTTTATCTGATATTACACTAAAGCAGATACGGAGCGACTTACAGAGTCGCCTGGATGATGTAGCTCCTAACAAGTTCGGCAAAGAGGAGCTGAACTACTGGATCAATATGAGCCAGTTCGATGTGGCAATGCGGTTGTCGGTGATCAGTAATATCTGGTACGGGACCACACAGACTGTAAGTGTGACCGCCAGTGCAAACGCAATTACCACTGTTTCTCTCACAGGGAATTACGCCCCTACAAAAATTATGAAGATCGTGAAGTGGGTTATGGCAAACGATACGGTGATCCCGTTTGTGGAAGACACCAAGCTCCATACAATGTTGGCAAATTCAAATTATGACAGTTCCTACGCTGCCAACTGGTTTGGTGAAAATTTATATTTATTTGTAGGCACTTCAGCTACAGCATTGTCTGCTAATTCCACAACACTTTACTTTTTGAGAAAGCCGGATGAGATGACAACGGATGCTGGGACTTTGGACGCACCTACTGAGTATTATGATATAATCGTATTGAGCGCAATGGCGAAGGCTATGAGTAAGGTCAATATGATGGCGAACAAAGCCACGGCTGAAAGGGATGTGGCAGCGAAGTTGAATGAGGTGCGTACTCTTTATGGCTTGGAAGCGCAGGTGGAAGCTGCTGAAGAAGCTGTGGGTATCCAGACACCGAGATTGAGGTAAGTATGACATTAAAAGAAATGAGATCCAAGGTTCGCAGTATTACCGGGAATATGGATCAGGAGAAACTTCCTGACGCTTTGATCAATGATTTTTTGAATGAAGCGCAACTGATTATGGTAGATGAAGGGACTATGCTGGAAACATTCGCTACACTGAGTGCCAGTACAGTAGCGGATACAGCCAGGTATGATTTGATCAAGGATATATGGAAACAGGAAGGTGTTGGCTCTACGACCTCACTTGCCATATTAAGAATTAAGCGTGTTGATCTTGGTGATTACCAGATCGACAGGGTAGGGATGAATGAAGTTCCCACAATCAATACAACCACGAAAACAGCAGGTACTCAGTTTTTCACTACTGACGGACAGATATTTGTTGTGACTGCATAGGAGAGATCAGATGGGTTTTAGAAGTGATTTCAAAAGACGACGTGGCACTTCAGTTTATTATGTGACTGGTGATTCCAAGATCGGGTTTTATCCTGTCCCCTCTGCCAGTACGGCTGTGACCATTTATTATGTTCCAAGGCCAGCCATAATGTCACTGGACGGAACTTCTCCTGATGTAGATAAGCAATATCACGACGCTCTTGTTTATTATGCAGCATCCAAGATTTCTGAGATGACGAAGAACTTTGACCAGGCGGGATACTTCCAGGCACAATGGCAAAGGTTGAAACAGCGTGCCATTGAGTTCGGACACAAGAAGTCTGGCGAGCAATCATTTACCGTGGATTACAACGATTTCTAATGTCAAGACCTAAACAGAGACAATCAATAGCGGACTTCAGTGGCGGACTGGTGACATTCCCGTCACCACTTGATATGCGGGAGAACCAGTTTCAGCAATTAGATGAAGTTGATAATATGAAATTGGGTCGTCTTGAAAAAGTCAAGGGCGCAGCAGATGACGCTGCTGTTTATACTAATGATAATTTGAAAGGTCAGGGATTGTTTACTTACAGAACTGAGTGGGATAAGGCTGGCACTCCTGTTGAAAATTCTACTAACTGGTTTATACTATATCGGCACAATGGTGATAATGACAGGACATTAAACCGATACGATGAAGATGATGGTACAGGTGGGAGCTGGGCGGAGATATTTGATGAAACAGTATGGACCAGTAAAACCAATGATCCGAATCTTGATATGGTGGTGCAAAATGAAGTGTTAAGAGTTTCAGACGGGAACTTTGCAAACGCCAATAATGCAAGTCAATGGTATGGATATATCAATAGAGATAGGTTTGGACAGGGTGTAAAACTGGGTGGAATTTCTATGTCATACAATGAACCAGAGCGATTCAAAGCTCCTAGCCCCGCCGTAGCGCTTAATACCTGGCACAGAACATCCACAGAACTTTTACCGCAGTGGTTATT